GTGCCTGCTGCGAGTTTTGATGTCCATGCCTGGCAAATCGTCTGAGCCACGACGAGCCTCCTTTTCTTGGTACAAATGTTCTTTCATGCCAAGATACGAGGCTACAGCCATTTCTCCTGCAGCGCCAAGCAAATGAATGTCTAGTGCTTTGCTGCCTTTCCACGCACCACCATTGCGCCCTCTCAAGCCTTTGCTTTCATTAAAGCCTTGCCTGCGCAGCCCTTCCTCCATTGCTTGCTGACGCTCTTCTGGCGTGAAGACAAATTCGATGGGAGTGGGCATAAAGAAAAGAACGACATGGCTACTGTAGCCACTTGCTAGCATAGATGCAATACACGACAGATGACAGAGTGGAAGACGCTGTAAATCTTGGACACAATGGCGACGAAAGTGTACGCATAGATGGTCTGGTTAATGCCTTGACGGGCATGAACACAAGCCGTGACAAGAGTCGCTATACCACCACTTCGCCCATTGTCTTCCTCACTCAAGAAGAACTGGAAAATCTGTATTCAGAGTGGATCCCCAAGCGTATCGTAGACATTGTGGCGGAACAAGCCACTCGCAAAGGCTTCAAAGTGTTGTTTGGCGGGGAAGGCGCTGCAGCGGAAGTCGTAACTGGTATTGAGCAAGTGATTGAGGATTTGTACATCCTTGAAAATCTTGGTCTTGCTTGTAAGAATGCTCGCTTGTTTGGTGGTTCTGTCATCCTTCTCTACATTGACGATGGTCGTGCTGCTGATCAGCCCGTAGACAAACGCAACATTCGTAGCATTGAAGGCTTGGAAGTGCTTGATCGTTGGCAGATTGCACCAGTGATTAACGAAGAGGCACTATACGACTATTCCAAGGCAACGTACTATCAAATCATTTCTGGCGACCTCATTCGTCAACCACAACTCACTTACATTCATAAAGATAGGATTCTCAGGTTTGACGGAGAATGGCTCCCTTATCGCATTAGACAAAGAAACTATGGATGGGGAATGAGCACACTGCAAAGTGTTTACGACAGTTTCCGTTTCTATTCCACTGGTATCAGTTCTGCTGCAACACTTCTCACGGAATTTGACATTTTTGTGCATAAACTTCGCGGCTTGTCTACTATGCTTGCCGCTGGCAAAGAGAAGGACGTGCGTGATCGCTTGGTGCTAAATGATATGAGCAAAAGCGTGTATCGTGGTTATGCCATTGATGCAGAAAAAGAAGAGCTTGAGTTCATTAGTCGTAATTTTGGAGGTATAGGCGAAATCCTTGAAAAGCTCCGCATTGATATTATTGGAGCCTCACAAATTCCTCATACTATTCTCTTCGGAGAAAGCCCCGGTGGCCTTGGTTCTACTGGCCGTAGTGAAGAGCGAGACTTTGCAAAGATGCTTGGTGACTATCAGAGCGCCCACTTTAAGCGTCCCATGCAGCAACTGGTCGAAATGATCATGCTGAGCAAAGATGGTCCCACCAATGGAACAGTGCCAGATTCATGGCGCATCCATTTCAATGACCTTTTCGAGCTAAACGAAAGGGAAAAAGCAGACGTAAGGGCTCGCGTGGCAGCCGTAGACGGGCGTTACATTCAGCTTGGCGTACTGAGTCCTAAGGAAGTGGCAGATGCTCGTTACGGCGGCACAGAGTGGTCAATGGAACTCACTCTTGATCCATCGGTGGTCCGTGAACTTCCTCAAAAGCAAGGCGAAATGAAAGTGCCTCCTGGTGGGCGCGATCCTCTCGATGAAGAAAATGGCACTTTGCCAATGGATGGAAGCAGGGAAGTAGAAGATTCTGCTGGTCTGTTCTTGGAAGGCGACTTGGAGAAAATCAAGGAAGATGCCGAATTCAAAGACAAAGAGCTTCATCAACAAGCAATTGCTGCTGCAAAAGCCAAGTTCAAAGTGTGGCCTAGTGCAGTGGCTGGGGCCTATGTCACGCGCAAGTACAAAGAGCTGTACAAGCGCAAGCATGGTTCAATGGAAAAAGCATTTAGTGGCAAGAAAGAACAAGCCTCCTATTTCAAGGAAGATGCCGCCCCCATGAAAGTGGAAGGGCGAATCCTGGGAGGCGTTGACGAAGCTGCGTTTATTTCCGAAGAGGACATTGACAAAGCTTTAGCCGAATGGAAGGAAGAAGCCCCTGCTCGTTTCAAGGAACTCTTGGAAGCTGACAATGCTGAATGACATTAGCCAATTCTCTTCCATTGTTATGTCCACAAGGATGGACGCTGCGTGGTCTTATGACCGCAACACTGGACGTTATCGCGATGAAAAAGGCAGGTTTCTCAGTCAAGCTTCTGTAGAAAAGCTTGTCGATGGTCGCATTGATAAGTTAGAAAGTTCGCTCAAGCGCATCACGCGCATGTTAAGCAACGGCAATATCACCTTGGATCAGTGGGAAGGAAGTGTAAGGGAAGCCATTAAAGGCGCTCACATACAGGCAGCCATTGTTGGCTATGGCGGCAAAGACAATATGGGCTCAGGAGAATTTGGTCGCATTGGCCAGCGTTTACGCAGCGAATATGCCTATTTACAAGGCTTTGCTCGTGATCTTCTAGAACAGCGTATTTCAGCTCCGATGGCTCTTGCACGCATTGGCTTGTATGCACAAAGCGTTCGAGGGAGCTTTTGGCAAGGCACTGAACTGCGCAAGCAACAACAAGGCTATGGCCTCATGCGTCGCATCCTGGACGACCAAGCCGTGCATTGTGCCGATTGTCCAGGGTATGCAGCGAAGGGAATTGTCCCCATAGGGAGCCTTCCTATGCCAGGGCAACGTTGCGAATGTGGAGCACGATGCAAATGCCGCGTTGAGTACTTTAGGCAGCAAGCGCCAAGCGTGCCAGTGTGAAATTGTGATGTAGCATCTAGCGAGCTTCTTGATTTTGCGTGGCCAAGATTTTATTCGCAGGGGATTGTGGAGTACAAACGGGGTTTGGACGAGTAGCTGAATATTTGATTTCAGCCCTGGCAAAAGAGCATGAAGTACACGCATTAGCGGTAAATTGGCACGGGGACCCTTCTCCAATGCAGAAACATTGTCGAATGTATCCAGCCATGGCGCATGGCTCCGACCCCTTCGGCTCTCATCGCATTGGCGAACTAGTGCAAATCATTAGGCCTGACGTGGTTTTCATTGTCAATGACATTTGGGTGGCAATTAGCCTGACGGACGCCATTGAACAATTCAAGGAAAAGATTGGCTTCAAAACCTGCGTTTACACTCCCATTGATTCCTATGGCTTGTTCGCTGAACTCCTGCCTGCAATTAACAAATGGGACTGCTTGATAACTTACACTCAGTTCGCGAAGGAAGAAATTCAGAAGATTGGCTACGAAAAGCCCATCCACATTGTTGGTCATGGCACAGACTTCACTAAATTCTTCCCCATGGACAAGGCTGAATGCCGCAAGGCATTAGGCGTGCCAGAGGATGTGTTCATTGTCTTCAATGGCAACAGGAACCAGCCTCGTAAGCGTATTGACTTGACCATCAAAGGCTTCGTCAAATTTGCTAAAGACAAACCAGACGCTCGTCTGTGGCTCAACATGGGCAAGAAGGACATGGGGTGGGACTTAATTCCTTTAATGAAGCGCGTGTCAAGAGATGAAGGCTACGATCCCGCGGGCAAGCTGATTCTCACCAGTCCTAATTTCTCCACGCACAATTGCTTGTCCATTGAGCAGCTCAATCAAACGTACAATGCAGTGGACATTGGCGTAAACACTTGCATTGGCGAAGGATGGGGCCTAGTAAATACTGAACACGCTGCCACGGGCGTAGCACAATTAGTGCCAGACCATACGAGCTTGAAAGAAATTTTCAATGGTGTGCCTCGCATTGCTTGCCATGGTTCTGAAACTGATAGGAACTATGGGCTAGAGCGCATGTTGCCTGAGCCTGAAAGCTTGGCAGAGCTGCTCACCAATTACTATGAAAATCGCATGGCCTTGAAAGTGTCTGGAGATTGGTGCTACAAGCGCGTGCATGAGAAGCCCTATACGTGGCCGCATGTGCAGGGGCAAATGCTCAGCGCCATTAACGAAGTGCTGTCGCCCAAATCTGCCGTACGGTTCCGTGGCTTTGGCGAACCAACGAAGGTGGGTTGATCACCATGCAGGTTTCGCAAATCTTCTTGAGCGACAACGAGCAAAAGCTGTCGCCCTTCCTTCAACACGCCACTTCCACCGTTAAAGACGCATTTCCTAATGCAAACCATGTGATTTACAACAAGGAAAGCCTCCGTCAGTTCATTGCTGATAACTATGGAGGCGCAGTGCTGGGCGCTTATGACTCTCTAAAGCCCTATGCCTATAAGGCCGACCTTGGGCGCTATTGCTTGCTGCACAAGCTAGGAGGATGGTACGTGGACATTGGCATCAGAGTGAACAATGCCGTAGAAGTGGGCGAACAAGTGGAGATGCTGGCCTTTCGTGACATTCAACGATTCAGCTTCACTAGTTGGGCCTGCTCCATTGGCATCCTCTTTTCAAAGCCAGGCAATTTAGTGCTTGAGATGGCCATTGAAATGATTGAAGACAA